CACTATTTAGAAAGTAAACGAGTCCAAGAGAAAATTAAACATGGCGAGCAGTTATCTAGTATTAATAAACAACGTGCTAAGAGATCTAAACGAAGTAGAACTAACAAGTAGTACGTTTAGTGCATCACGAGGTATACAAACTTCAGTAAAAGATTACGTTAATCGTGCAATAGATGATATAATTAATGCAGATACTGAGTGGCCCTTTACAGTTACAGCAAAAACTTTTACCACGACTGCAGGTAAAAGATTGTATAGTCGATCTGATTTAAGCACGACAGATACTAAAACGATTGATTACGATAGTTTTACATTTCTTGAAGCAGCAGATAAAAAAGAACAAAAACTTGATTACTTAACATTTAGTGAGTATTTGGACAGTTACCATGAGAGGGACACAGATCCTACAGGTAACTCAAGAGACATACCCATATTTGTATATGAAAATCCAGATGAAAGTATAGGTTTATCTCCTGTGCCAGATAAGTCAACGTATACTGTAAAGTATTTTTATTACGCAACTCACACTGCGTTGAGTGCAGCTACAGACACATCTCTTATACCAACAAGGTTTGAAACAGTTATAACAGAAAAAGCAAAGTACTATGCTTTTACCTTACGTGGTGAAGTACAAAATGCACAACTTGCACAAATGCAGTTTGAGAAATCTATCAAGCGTATGCGTGTAGAATTAATTAATAAACAGATATATATGAGAGCCGTCTAATGCCAGAGCTAAGTCAGACAGGTGCGTTTCCATTTGTATGTGAAGGTGGGTTAGTTCTTAACCAATCTACATTTATAATGAAACCCGGTCAAGCTCTTGAATTACTTAACTTTGAACCTGACATTGAAGGTGGGTACAGAAGAATAACTGGTTTTAGTAAGTATGTGACTGCTATTGTACCAGAAACAAGTTCAGCAAGTGAAGAGGTATTATTGGTTGCAACTTTTGGCTCAAAGGTCGTTGCAGCAAGAGGTCAAAAGATATTTACTGCAGATGCAGGTGGGTCAAGTTGGACAGAGATAGATACTGGTAGAACCAGTGCAGGCACATACGATTTTGAAAGATTTAACTTTGATGGTAACGATAAGTTAATTGTTGTAGATGGCAACAACGCACCCACAGTATTTAACACATCATTCAGTGCAACAGACGTAAGTGAAAGCTCTGTATCAGGTTCTAAGTTTGTTACTGCATTTAAAGATCACATGTTCTATGCAGGTAAGTCTAGCACACCACAAGAGGTTGTATTTAGCCAACCGTTTGATGAAGATGCGTTTAGCAGTGGCTCTGGTGCAGGTAGTGTAAAAGTAGACGACACAGTAACAGGACTTAAAGTATTCCGTGATAATTTATTTATATTTTGTGAAAACAGAATATTTCAAATGACAGGATCAAGTTCTAGTGACTTTGCAGTAAAACCTGTAACAAGAAACATAGGATGTGTAAACGGACAGACCATACAAGAATTTGCAGGTGACTTAATATTCTTAGGCCCTGACGGATTACGTACCATTGCAGGTACTGCAAGAATCGGTGACGTTGAGTTGGGTACGATTAGTTCTAATGTGCAATCTATCTTTGACACTAACTTAGCAGATGCAGGTAGTTTCACATCAATAGTAATACCTGAAAAGACACAGTACAGAATATTTTTTACAAAGAGTGGTGTCGCAGAAAATGCTACAGGTGGGATCATCTGTGTGCTTAGAGGGCAACAGTTTGAGTTTGCTGAGTTGAAAGGCATACGACCTACAGCAACAGATACATTTGTATCTTCAGGTAACGTCATAGCCATACATGGATCAGGTGATGGATTTGTGTACAGACAAGAGTCAGGCAATGATTTTGATGGCACAGCCATACTCGGAAGATACCGTAGTCCTGATCTAACAATGAACGATCCGGGGATAAGAAAGAACATGCAAAGGGTGATAGTTAACTATGCACCTGAATCTTCTATTGACGCAGACCTATTTATTCGGTATGATTATGAGAGTAGAGAATCTGCACGACCTGCAGCATATCCTTTAGACTCTAGTGACATAGCAGCCATATATGGCACTGCAACCTACGGTTCAGCATCATCTGCATCAGGAACATACGGAGGTGCATCACAACCTTTGGTAAGGCAACCAGTAGAAGGATCTGGCTTTGCAGTAGCCTTACGAGTAAATGATGGGGGAACAACTGCACCTTATTCATTAAAAGGATTTCAACTAGAATATCAATTAGGAGCTAGAAGATAAATGGGAGCAACCTATACCAGACAATCCTCCTATACTGACGGAGACGTAATAACTGCAGCTCATACCAATGATGAGTTCAATCAGTTATTAGCAGCCTTTCAAGCAACTACAGGACACACCCATGATGGTACAGCCAATGAGGGCGGCCCTATAAGTAAGTTGTTAGACAACACACTTACATTCGGTGCAGGAACAGCAGGAACAGATATAACAATTACCTTTGATGGTGAAACATCAGATGGTGTACTAAAATGGATGGAAGATGAAGACTACTTTGAGTTTAGTGACGACATACTTATCGCTTCTACAGAGAAGCTACAATTCAGAGATACAGCAATATACATCAATTCCAGTACGGATGGACAACTAGACATTGTTGCAGATACAGAGATACAGCTTGCAGCCACAACAGTTGATCTCAACGGTAACTTAGATGTATCAGGATCATTAACACTAGGTGGCACAGCAATTACTGCCACTGGTGCAGAATTAAATATACTTGATGGTGTTACATCTACTGCATCAGAACTTAACTTAGTAGACGGTATAACAGCAGGTACAGTATCTGCATCAAAAGCAGTTATAGTAGATTCTAATAAAGACATAAGTGGTTTTAGAAATTTAAGTATCACAGGTGATTTAACAGTTGCAGGTGACGACATCACTATGGGTACAAACACTGCAGGTAATTTACTCGTTGCAGATGGCACAAACTTTAACTCCATAGCAGTAGGTGACTTATCTGAGATATCTTCTGTAGCTAATGATGATGTCTTTGTAGCAGTGGATACTTCAGGTGGTGGTCTTAAAAAAATTACAAGAAGTGCAATTGTAGCAGGACTTGCTACATCAAGTGCTATATCAAACGTATCAGAAGATAGTACACCTCAGTTAGGTGGTAACTTAGATTTGAACGGTAATGACATTGTTACTACATCAAATGCTGATCTTGAACTTGCACCAAACGGAACAGGGCATGTAACTGTTAAAGGTAATGACAATCAAGGCACTATACAACTTAATTGTGAGAATAACTCTCATGGACAGCAAATTAAAGCTGCACCACATTCAGAAAGTGCTAATAATGTTTTAACTCTTCCTAGCACAGGTGGTGACGCTAGATTAGTTTCAACAAGTTCAACTGCCACACTAACAAACAAAACATTAACAAGTCCAAAGATAAACGAAGATGTAGCAGTTACTGCAACTGCAACAGAGATAAACATACTTGATGGTGTAACATCCACAACTGCAGAACTAAATATACTAGATGGTGTTACATCTACGGCTTCTGAGCTTAACATTCTTGATGGAGTAACATCGACTGCTTCAGAGTTAAATTTAGTTGATGGTTCATCTGCAGGTACAATAGTAAATAGTAAAGCAGTTATCTACGGCTCTAGTGGTGAAGTAAACGCAACAACATTACAGATTGCAGGAACTTCTATTACATCCACTGCAGCAGAATTAAATATTCTTGATGGTGTAACTACTACAGCATCAGAGATAAATGTAATTGATGGTGATACGTCTGCAACATCAACAACATTAGCAGATGCAGACAGAGTAGTAACAAACGACAATGGAACAATGAAACAGGTTGCATTATCAGATGTTAAAACATATCTAACAAGTGCAGGGTTCTCTTCAGAAGATCCAACAGCACTTGCTATAGCGTTAGGATAATAATATGGCAAACACATTTAAAGTGGTAACTAAGGCAGGAGTGACCAGTGAAGATGTTATATATACAGTAGCAAGTTCTACAACAACAGTAGTGTTAGGAATTATGCTTGGTAATACAACAACGAGTCAAGTTACTGCAACAGTTACTTTAAGTTCAGATACATCAAATAGAGCAGGTGCTAACAACGAAGCAAACCAAGACGTTGAGTTAGTAACCAATGCTCCCATACCTTCAGGTTCATCTCTTGAATTACTAGCAGGAAACAAAGTAGTTATGGAAACAACAGATGTACTAAAATTAACAGCATCAGGTGCGACAGACATAGCACTGTCTATTATGGAGATTACATAATGGGATATGTAGGTAATCCACTTCCTGCAAACTTTCAAGCTTCACCTGCCGTAGTAAGATTTAATGGTGACGGAAGTGATACTACATTCGCATTAGGTAGAACAGTATCAAATGTCCAAGACATACTTGTATCAGTTGATGGTGTTGTTCAGGATAGCTCTGCTTATACTATTCCTGATGGGTCTACTCTTACTTTTAGTGCAGCTCCTTCCAGTGGTACAAACAATATCTTTGTATATTTTTTGGAGTTAGCAGGTGGTAACATCACTCCTGCAGCAGAGAACAAGGGTAATTTTAAAGGTGGTGGATTGTTTAGAACTAATGCACA